GTTTCCCAGTCACGATCAAATCAGGCAGATCAGTGAAAAGTTTTATACAATTATCACGCGTAAACGGCATAACTGCACCGTCTCTACCGCAAATATCCTCCCAGCCTAAAACTACAGAATCTACAAAAACCTCAATTAAAAGACGGTCAGCTACTTTAGGGTCCATAGTATTAGCTTCTATTTGTCTGCGATACGGGCGCATTTTAGCTTCTAGAGACTTGGCAAATCTAGAGTTAGCGCCACCTGCACGGGCAATTTTAATCCGCCCTACAGCGCCGTAGTCAAGCCATATACCTGTCTTTTCCATTGATTGATCAGTGCCGAACATCTCGTAAATGGACGGCGTATCGGATTGAATCTCATCATTAACAACAGTTTCATCAGTCATCTTCAGTCTCCTATTATATAAATGGGTTAGGGCTTTTATTTATTATGCAGGTCAGGATGTCCCTAAACTGACCTCTCCGGGGTAGCGTCTCTATTAGCCAGCGTCAGCAGCCGAAGGCAAATAATCAAAATACATCATTAATAGAGTGTGGTCGAAATTACGATCAGCGGCAGCATTCAACTCTAACGGTAGAGTAATAGGCTGGTCCTGCTCTACGTTAAGCCGCCCGTCGCCTAAAGCGATAAGTGGCACGTCCACTAATATTCCGCTATAAACAGTGGTGGAATCTACGGTTCTAGCCTTAACTACTGCAAAATCTAGAGTAACATCGCTATTATTTCTAACAGCTTGCACCGCAGTAACATTGGAAAAATACGCCGTAGCAGACCCGCCCACCGTAAATTGCCCCGCCGTCACTTCAAAAGCGCCCAACACCGAAATAGCCTTATTAGGCGATAAATTATTATTAATACTAACAGTAAATTCTGTTAAATAGGCGAACAGATCAGTAGGATTTGAATCTGCCGGATCTAGAATAGACATTTTAAGCCTAGAAAAATCATTAGAAGTATTGTACGCGTCAGCCGAAACAAGAGCTGGCCTAGTACCGGATTTAACCCCGGTAGCCCCAGTACGTTGTTCGTTATCCGTGGCAACAAAACTTAAATCAGAAGTAATCTTATCACCAGTAGCGAAATTCAATGTAAATTCATTGGGAACCGCGCCAACAAGGTATTCCGATTGAATCTGGGACGGTGAAGCATCATCGGGTGCGCCCAAAGTACGCTCAATATTATAGCTTCTACGTACCTGGCTGGTAAGCGCTGATTCATTTTTCAAAACTCTACCAAAAAATACCTGAATAGCCAGATTGGTTCCGCCGGAACCAGTATCAGTGCCATCATCCGTAACCATGGTATCGGTGGACTTATCAAGAGTTATGGCATTAGCGGTAACAGTTTTAATTCGAGCCCATCCATTATTTTCACTATTAAAAAACCTATCAGACGCCGTATCTCCGCCGATCCATATCCACTCACCGGCGATAAGACCTAACGTAGTCATATCAAGGGTAGAAGTTGTTAGCTGAGGCAACGAACCAGAAGCGTCAATCTCAAAATCACCGGCAGCAGCTACATGGCCCACAACCACAAGGGTACCAGCCGGAGATGCATCAGTGGTAAGATTAGACGCTGAAACCTCAATAGACGTGTCAGTAGTAACAGTAGTGGCAATATGCAAGCCATTATTAGCAGCATCATCAAAACCAGAGGCAAATATCAAAGAGCCTACGACAAATCCAGTAGTAGAAGCAACGTCGAATTCTTCGTTAGTGCCGTCCACATTAGTAGGATCTTCCTCACCTTTTCTGCGTAAATCAGCAAAAAAGAAACCCTGCATAATATCCTGTAAGTTAGTTTGGGTAATGTCAGTATTAAAACCACCCGAAGCATCTAAATCAACAACAACGCCTTTCTGATTTTGTCTACCCGAATTAATAGGATTTCTAGCTACAGTGGTGACTTGCCCGCCAAAATCAGAATAAGAATTAGGCTCCAAAGGGTACCAAATAGGAGATCCCGGCAACGTACCTAGAGAAGATTCCTCAGCGTATCTTAAGCCGGTAACATTAGAATCAATTTTATTAACAATGGCCATATTTATACATCTCCGTTAAGGCTATAACCCCTATTTAATTTCATCATACTCAAATTCAGCAATAACATTAGTTTGATACCAAATACCATCAGGACCTATCTCGTTAAACCTAACATTCCTAAAATCAATAGTATCCCCACCGCCTGTGCTATTACCCTCAAATGCATCAATTGCTACTTTAGTTAACGTATCGTTAGTTGTCAACCCATCTCCAGCTTTAGTGAATATCTGAACAGTAACAAATCCAAATCTCCTAAAACGCCTGCCGCCGCTTTCCCCTAAAGTAACTTGGCGCCCCTCATTATGAATCATAGTTATGCGCACCCAAGAATCCACATTATTAGGGGGATCATCCTGAACATCTTGATATATCACATCAGGAGGAGATCCCTGTAGGTCCCATGCGGTCTTAAATAGCGTAAAAACGGCGTCTCTGGCGGATGTTATTGTGGAAAACGGCATTGCTATCTCCTAAGCTGTATGTCATATAGGACCCTAGTATCTCCTGGGTTTATGACCTCTACAGCTTGTATGCGCCAATAATCAGAACTATCTACCAGAGTATCGTAATCCTCAATAAGCTCTGCTCCAGTATCCAACGCCGCAACATAAGCCCTATTATCCCCCCGCTTTACCAAAGTACCATCGACATCTTTAGATTCATAGGGAACTAGTACCGCCACTACATCAACAGTTGTGTCGGAAGATCCGCCTGCTCTCCACGGCTTATTAGAATCAGCAGGTGTCCTATCTGTTTTGGTTAGCGTGACAGTGCGCCCATTTTCATTAATAAGTCGCTGAGCTGTAGTAGCTAACGAGGCATAATTAACCATACCTAATTACCCCTATACAAACTTACAGCAAATCCCACTTTAATTAATTCCTGCAACCACTCGTCCGCCACGGGATATTCGGGTAAGTTGAAATCAGTAGTCAATGTTGACGAAGAACCGCCGGGCTTCTTTCTAGTAAGAAGATTGCTTGTATCTGCATATTCCACAGAAGTCCTGAGAGGCCCAACTTCTTCCTCTTTTTTCAGTACTTGACCTGATGCGCCGTCAACGACCTCGCCGGTGGCCGGATCTATAGTAGAAAATGGCCTAGCTGGAAGCGGCAGAAGGGGGCCTAATTGTAGTGCTATTAATGTGTATTCGCAGGCAGCTTTAGTAAGCTGATCCGGCACGTCATCGAGTAGAAAATCATCATTATCAAATGCTGATAATCTAGGCCACTCTAATCCTTGGCTTTTACTCTCCTTATATCCCCTAAACTTAGCCCCAAACCTTTTATCTATATAATCGGTAGCTCTTACAGCAGCCTGCTCTATTTGAGTAGACGTATACCCGCTGACATCAGTACCCCGATCCCCGTGGTGATCCTGGAACTGTAAAACGGTTATATAACTATTAGCGCCGGATACACCAGCGCCCGTCTCTACAGTAAAAGCCATATCCGCCCCTTATTAGCCGTTGCCTCTGTCAGGACCCTTAATATGTTTACCAACCATGCTATCAGGAACCTGAGCACCTTTACGTGAAGCTCTAGATTTAACATTCTTATTACCACTAGTAGCGGGACGCGATTTGCCAGAAACCCGCATCATATGCTTAGCAGTAGACATTGTAGTACCTCTCATATCAAAATCTCCTATAATATAAATATAAACTACATTATTAATTTATCATTATTACGTTAACTTATCAATAGAGGTTAAGATGTCTTCTTAAAAACACAAAATAAATTTGCGTCTATATTAGTTAACTCCATGTTAGCATTCATAGGAAAACAAAACGCTAACTCCCACCCATTAGCTGCTCTAGATTCCAACCTAGTATCCAATATTCTAACTGAAATTATCTCATGCTCAAACATACCAGCAACCGAGATCTGCGCCATGGTATACAGCGCGTCTCTGGTTCCTATGATAGACCTATCGCGCCCGGCCCATATAGCTTTATACTGTGTCGAGAAAGGAACTAAAATCAGTTAGATCAGTCTTCACCAACGGCAGTAGATTGCGAATATCATTTAAAGCAGTAACATACAACTGAATTTTATCTAATAAACTCATATTAATACCTCTTGTGTCTCTACCCGACGATTTCGCCGAGTTCCGATTCAATTTTTGCTCTTTCGGCTTCTCTAGCTCTGTCTCGGTCCCACTCTGGCGCGGCTTTTTGGATGTCTTTTCTCGTGATTCCATTATACCCGTAAGCTACCTCTACTGCTGCTAGCGCCGGGATACCGGCTTTTGTCCAGTGTTCATCATTATCTACATCTAAAGATAGGACGGCTTTTTTAAGTTCTAAGTTTTTCTCCGCCGCGAAAGACCCACTCTGCCCCGCCGCTGTCGTGGAAACCCCGGAGTCCTCGTGTCCGTCCCTATCGGAAACACCCCCCTCGGCCCCTTCCTCGTCTTCACCTGATCCGACCCCGTCGATTGCGGATACCGAGTCAGACCCCGACCCTTCCGGCTGAATGTCGCCCGGGCTATGGTCTTCCCCTTCCTGGGGTTGAGTTTGCCCCTCAAAATTATACTCGCCATTAGCATTCTCCATATCGCGGTTCTGCGCAAATTTCAGCTCATCCGAGCCCTCTAAATACGCCTGATAAGCCCGGCCCATATATGTTACCACACCCTGAACAGCCTCCATAGTGCCGTAAAGCTCTAATACGCCGTCTTCGAAATCATACCCGTTAAGATGCGCGTCTTTACCGGCGTACGGACCAGTTAAAATAAGTCTAAAAGTTTGTGGTTTAGTCATAAGTCATCATCCTCATTATTTATATTTTTGGTCTATCTATAAATCATAACACACTAATAGGGCTTATACATAGATCATCTATCGATTTTAGTTACACCGTCTAAAATACCTAACTTAGCCTTTGCGTAATCTTCAAAGTCCTTCGGAGTACGAGTTACTTCTCTATTGCTAATCTTAGACGTAATGTCGTCTAGGTACTTTGTAGCTCGTAGGTACTTTGTAGCTCGGCCCGGCTTTAAAACTTGCAACCCAGAAAGTTTCTCAGGATGCCGCACCATGTACTTAGTATCGTCCTTTGGATCTACTTGCGGCACGTCCCATGCTGTGGTGCGCTGTGCACTAAAGTCTGGAATACCGTTGCGCTTAGGTACAATCTCTCCGTTGACCACAGGATACCCCTGGGCCTGAGCTATTGTCTTTAAGTCCTCAAAGATCTGCGCATTGAGCGCATCTGCTTCTGCTTTGTTATTGCATTGGTAATATTTATTCATTATAGCCCCGTCCAAGTTGTACCCCACTTATCGAAGTAGTAGTTACCAAGGTTATTTAGTTCGGTGTTGGACCAGTCGATACTACCGAAGACTAATTCCGCAATGCGACCGTTTAAATTAGCGATGTTAAAATCAGCGCCAATTCTAATGTTGGTATCTAGTGTATCAATAGGTGTGGTGGCTGCGCCCGTTTGTAAAAATTCAGCCCCATTTAAGTATACTGAGTGGTCCCTTAGCCTAGTACCATCAAGCTTAGCCCCAACAATATTCCAATTATTTGCTGGGATTCCGACACCAGGTGTACTGCCTGCAGCGATAGCAACAGATAATGTCTGATTAGCATTATTTAAACTAAGAAGAGTCCAAGCGTTGGGGCCAGTGTTCGGCCCTATGTTGAAATAAGCATTATGGCTGCTGTCGTTAGATTTACCCACTAGTAATAACGACCTATTTTGAGAGCCTGTAACCCCTAAAGAAGTTCTCACTAAAGCGTCACTACCATCAAAATCTATAACATTCAGCGAATTAAGAGTATTACTACCCGATACCGGCTGAAGAGACGCAGTACCCTGCGTAACATGGTTCCCGTTACCAGATTTATCATCCCATTGGCTGACAGCGCCTAATGTCTCAGTTATCGTAGACGCATCGGATGCGTCGAGCCACAATAAAAGATTGGATAAATCTGTAGGCAAAAATGCTACGCCGCTGTTACCTCCCCTATAAACTGGGCGCTTAGTCAGGGAGCTAATTACCGGGCCGACTACTGGGTAAGTGGTTTTGTATAACGCCATGGCATCACTTATGCCTTTTAGCCGCTACAGATAGATTAGTACCCGCCCCAGCAGATGATACGGTAGCCCTTATTTTACAGGGCGGTAGCTCAAAATTAACCATACCTTCTGCCGTAAACTCAGCATCGGACCCCATCGACGCCCACACTCCGCCTATGTTGGCTTCTACCGTAGCAGTAGCGCTATCAAAGGCGCCGTATGATACTAGAGTACCCACGCCTCCCGGCCAAACAACCGGGCTGGAGCTACCGTCAGAGGTCAGCCCACTAGCTACAGTAAATACATCAATAGCGGCCATACGAACTCCCTAATCTATGCTTTTAAAGCGGCATAAAATGCTGGATTAGCGGCATCAACTAAAACTACAGACAAATCATCGGTAGCACTACCGCCGTCAGTAATAGTTCCTACAAAACCAGGTATTGGGGCCGCGTCAGCTCCGGCAACACTAACAGGTGCTAAAAATTCCACAGTAACATCCAAATCACCTAAATCATCAGTACCGGAGCCCGCAGCGATAACTAAGGTATTAGTACCGGCAGTGTAAGCGGCGCCGGAAATACCAGAAGTAGCATTTAAAGCGGTTTCCATTAAGGCGCCGATAGCGTCCATAGTGGCAGAAGATGCTCCTGTAACAGTAACATCTACAACCGGATCGGCATCAGCAATAACAATGCGTAAACGAAATCCTTCCAA